AGATCGTCAAACAGGCCAGCCATGCGGCAACTCCTTACCCGTTCCACCAATGAGGCATCATGCGCCCGAACATTCCGACATTCGGATTCGGCATGTTGTATGACGACGGGTTCGTTTCGCTGGTCGGCTGCCTGTTAAACATGCCCATGCCGCTCGCCAGCCCGACGCCAGCCATGCCGACACCGGCCGCCGTCTGCCATGGGTTGGCCTGCGTCGTCTGTGTCTGCGTGCCGCCCTGGCCGCCCATGTTGCTGGTGATGCCATAGGTCTTATTGAGCGCAAGCAGCGGTGCGTCCTGCTGCTCCTGCCATTTCGCCCGCGCCGCATCCAACTGCGCTTGCTGATAGGCATCCGTCATGCCGCCGGCCGCGATCTTGGCCTGCGCCGCCGCGGCATCCATCTGCGGCAGCGCTGTTGCCGCGCCGTTTTGAATGCCGCGCTCGTTTTGGTAGTTGGCAAACAGCGGCTGAGCCATGCCATTCGAGAGCCCCTCGGCCAGCGATCCTTGGTGCAACGTGCTGCCAATCATGCCGCTCTTGGCAAACGTCGAGTTGATGCCGGGCATCACTGCCGATTCGACCTGGTGCTGCACCTGGCCGACGTAGGGGTTGCCGGCTTTCAGGTAGTCACCATTGAGAACGCTCGACATGTAGTCGCGCGATTGGCCATAACCCTTGTTATTGGCCAGATCGGCAATGCCCTGTTGCGTATTGGCGCTCTGGTCAGCCACCCGCTGGCCGCCATAGACCGACGTTGAGTTAGGGCTTTTCAGGTAATCGCTGATGATGCCGGCGCTTTGCTGGAACAGCGGCTGCGATGGCGCGTAGGGGTCACGCGATGACGTCTGTTTAGAGCTACCCATGCGACAGATCCTTGATCAACTCACGGCCCGCACCGGGCCTGTATCCGTATCCCTTGAGCAACCTGCGCCAGCCGTGCCGCCCGCAGACCTCGATCCGCTTGCAGCCCGCCAGCCTTGCCCACTGCTCGCCCTTGTCCGTGATCTCGTCAGCCCATTCCGGCCAGCGCTCGCCGCCCATGAGCGCGATATAGGCCGTCTCGTCGTGCAATTCGGTAGCTGCTGCGCCAATCACGCGCGTTCCGTCCAGAACCGCCCACAGCAGGCATTTACCGGCCTCGACGCGGCGCTGTAGATCTTCCAGCGTCCAGTCCTCAGACCGCTCCACCGCTCGCTCTAGGTGCGGCTCTACACCTGGCCAAAACGCCAACACATGCTCGTGAGGCACCGGGACCGCGACGATCACACCTTTAGCGCCGCCGCCTGTATGAAAATTGCATCGATTTGTGTAGGCGTCAGCCCGAGGCCAGCACCCAGCGACACCACCATATCGCTGTTGCGGTCAACCGTTGTCGAGTATTCCCACGCGGCTTTCATGGCTGAACTTCCGCTCGCAGTAACGGCAGCTTGAACAGATGGCAGTAGGCCCGCCATATCAAGCGCTGCCCGCGCTTGCCACATCGCTACGGATTGCGGGGTTTGTGCTGCGTTAACGTCAAACGCGGTCAGCGCGGCTGTCGCCGCGTCTTTCTGTGCCGCGGTGGCCGTAGCTGAAAAATCTATGCGCCACGTATTTTTATCAAACGCATCGCGTATAAGCACGCCGTCGATAGGACACACCTTAGCTAGTTCACGCGTTAATGTTTCCGCGAGCATAGCGCCCCTCAGTTGAAAATACTGACGTTTAGGGATTGTCCGACATAAGTCGGGACGCCGCCGCCTGTCGGATAGATTGTGAAGGTGCCCGAAGCGCAATACTCCAACGCAGCTACAAAATTCAATCCGGTTTGCGCGACCGGACCTGCATATGAAGCGACCATGGCCGTAGCAGGCGCCACGTTCACAAACCCCGTGCCGCCTTTGTATGCAGTTGTAGAATTAACGCCAATGCCGGTCGCGCCGTTGTTGCTGGCTACGTTGGAACCAAGCGTTGAATATACAGCGGAAATTGAATCTACTAAAAGCCCCTGCACCCAAGTGCAGCGCATCCCGGTCCCGTTCTGTGCAGCGCGCCATGCTGCTGAGGTGTAGGTGTAAGAGCTTGTAGTCGCATCGCTTGAACTAGAGGCGACGGGTCTGCGATTATAGGCGTTCCACACACCGAAGCTTCCGGCCGTTCCGCCCGACGCCACACCCCCAAATATGTAATCTAGCGTACCGGATGCGTTGGTTCGGATCGTGCCTAGCCAAGTACCGCGATTTGCTGCAGGGCCGTTCGTGATCGCGTTTTTGTTCGTCAAGAACCCGTTGATGATCTGGCGTTCACAGTTGCCTCCCAATCCGATGGCCACGGTCCCTATGTCGTCACCAGCCGTAGCAGTATGGGTGCCCGACTGCGAACCTGACGTGTTGATAGCTGCGCCGCCTGCGGTCGCCGCTACGTTGAACGTCGCGCTATTCGCTGGCCAAGTTCCGCTAGGAGATTTGACGAAATATGTCGTGCCCGCTGTCAAGCCCGTAGGCAATGCGCCAGTTGTCGTGAATACAATAGGCGTTCCGTCTAGCAACGGCGTAGTCCACGAAACGACGCACGGTGACGCAATCGTCACCGTAACCGTTGCGGATTTCTTCCAATAGTCGGTTCGGGATATGCGCTTCGTACTGCCGTCATTCCACGCGACAATATCGTAAATTGCGTTCGGAACAGCAGCGGCGGGGCTCTTTGTCGTGTCAGTCAGCGCCTGCGAAACTTCGCCGCCCATGTCTATCATTGAAGTAGACGTACCATCGTACATCGGTACGGACTGGCCGCTATCACGAGCATAAATGATAGAAGTCGCGCCGCTGACTGATGACTCCATGACAGGAACGCCAGACGAAAGCGTCAAGCGTCCCTGAGGGGCAGATGGGGAACCGCCCGCAGATGATTGTGACGACGTTCGGCGTCGTTGTTGACGACTAGCCGGAGACACAAACATTAGAAATCACCATACACAGACGTGAATGTCACCGTTTTGGTTGCAGTCACGGCTGTTGTCGCCTGCACAACCAGTGTGTCTCCACTCTTAATGAAAATGTACGACTGCCCGTCGTTGTCGATCGGCAATCCTGGCAATAGGGAGTTGCCGAGAATGTTGACGCTGGGCGTTGATCCATCCGTGCCGGCTAGTGTGGGGACCGATACCGTGCCGAGAATGTACGTTGTGGCCGAACGGACGATTGCCACCTGAAAGACTTTGGCCCCCGTGTCGTTACTGGTCGCCGTGAGGCTGACAACCTTTGTCCCGCTCGATCCGGCTGTGACAACGGTTTTTTGCGCCGTGCCGTCTGCGTTGACGACGTTGACGACGCCGACGCCGGGTGTACCGACGTAAACTGGTGAGGCAGCCATGTGCTTTTTCCTTTAGATGTTTCCGAATGGCATTGATGGGCCGGGCGATCCCGTGAGGCCGATGTCGCCTTTGTCGCCCTTGCGACCACGCGGCAACGTCAGATCCAAGATCTGGTTCGGCGCCGTGCCGCGCATAGATGCTTTCACACGGTTGGGCGGCCCGAGTGTCACATTGCCGACTGTGATGGTGGTGGCCGGCCCGGTCGCGCCGATCATTGAGACGCCAGCGCTCCACCCGCTGCCGCTCTTGTAGAAAAAATTCATCGTTGCCGAGTTGAACCAGATATCATTGACAACGCCGTCTGATGAACCCGGATTAGTTGCCGCAACCGTCACCGTCTTGGCGGCAAGCAGGGCCTCTCGGATGCGCTGCCAGACGTCCGTTGGCCAGTTGTGGCGCGGACTGAACAGCGCAATCACATAGGCTGCGCCGGATACCGTGCTGCCACCCCATGGATTGACCAGCGTCAACGCTGTGTCCGTCGCTGGGTCAGCCGCGATGACGCCCATCGAGTTGCCGATGAGCAGTAGATCACCCTCGCGCACCAGCGCCGAGAACGCCGTCAGCGTGCCAGTAACCGCCGTCGATCCGTTTGCGACCGATACCGTGCCGGTGGTGTAAGTGAACGCCATTAGTTAAACGTCCCTACATAGAGCTTGTAGTCGATGGTCATGGCGTCCTGCGTAATGGTGAATGAACCGGTGTCAAATGCTCCAATCGTGCCCGGATCAAACGCCACGGTCTCATCAAGCAACAAGCTGCCGCCAGCAGCCCGAAACGTGTAGCAAGCGGCCCCGCCGCTGCCGATGATGCTGGCGACACCAGTCAGCAAGCGCAGACGAACCATGATCCCATGCATGTAGGTGCCGCCAGCGCAGAACCAGCCCTGATTGCTGACGCCGCCAGCCGATGACGTGACTTTGAAACCGCCGAGAACCGTATCGGCCGCAGCATTAATGCTCGCCAATGCGTAGGTGTTCGCCACGTCTTGCTGCGTGCGCGATTCACCACCACCACCGACACGAGATACTGACGCGGAATAGGCTGGCAACGATACGGAACCCGTCAGGATGCCGTCAGTCGAAATGAACATTCGCTCGTTGGTGTCGAATGTGATTTCGCCGCTGCCGTTCGTCAGCCAGACGCGCCCGGCCGTCAGATTGAGCGCTGTCATTCAGTGCGCACCAGCTGCACCGTGGCATTGAATCCAGTGTAGGGCGATGGCACGTCCGACAACGTGTATCCATTGCATGAATAGCGGAGCGCAGTCACATTGCCGCCGTTCGGATCTGCCGAGCCGAGCATCACGCGCATGGTTTGATTTTTCGGGACCGGAAACGTCGTGCCACCGCTTGCGGCCCTCAGATACTTGCTATTTGACCGGAAGTTGCCGCGCTGCGCCTTGACCAGCGTCGGCGTCATCTGAATGTACTCGGCGTCTGTCCCGTTGATCGATGGAACCGAACCATCAATCATGAAATCGCAAATTTTGACGTTGAGCGAGATTGTCGTTGCCGACAGGCCAATCGCTGCGGACACCACCTCCTCGTGCAGAACAATGTTGGTCGCATCCGCCCCGAGCGTGATAAATCGCGTCGGCGCTGACGTTGCCAGGATCGGCACCGTGCCGCACATGCTGATCCCAAGAGCCGGGATGCTGCCGAAAATCAACGGTGTGCCGGATTGGCCATGAGCGGCCACTGTGTAGGTGTTGCGTGTGACTGAGTTGGTAGCAATGGCGGATAGCGTAACTGAGTAGGTGTTTGCAGAGATGATGCGCGGCGTGCGTAGGCCAGAGTGAAAACGGACGCGCGAAAGGTAGCTCAGCGGCGTCGAGAATGGCAGATCATCCGGCGCCACGCTGTCCACTGTGTAAATTGCCATTGTCCCGGTGTTGTCGGCGCGGATGCGGACTTGCGTCGTCATGTCGTGATCTGGAACACCTTGTTCGTCAGGTCGATCAGGAATTTACCGTCTGCTGATTGGATCTTTCCGGCCGTGCAAGTGCCGATGTCGGCGGTGATCGCTGAGAGCGTAGACACAGCCAAGTTGCGAGCCACAATCGAGCCGTCGAGGAACATGTTGGCTCGGATGCCGAGCTGAGGCGTGCCGGCAACGCTGCCGATCGTGAACACTTGGATGGGATCGCCGCCCGTCGTGGACGGTTGGCAAACCTGATAGTTGTTGGCAACCACAGTAAACGTCGATCCCGAGGCGCTGCCGTCGAGTTGCACGACGCCGAGCACTTGACCGTTGGCGTTGACCGCAATGCCCCACCGCGCGTTGATACCGTTAACGCTCGATTGCAGCGCAGTTACCGACGCCATGTTGCCGGCTACCGTACTCCCCACTGCGTTCAGTGCTATTGCCGCCGCCGTATCGCCGTTCGAGTAGGCCTGCATGATGGCCGTGACGTTGGCCTCAGATATGCCAAACGAGGCATTGACCGCGTTGACCTGCAAGGCCAGCGAATCGTCCGCCGTTTTTCTTACGATCTGCTCGGCAATCACCGCCGTGCGACCATTGCCTGTGTCAACATGCGCCTTGAGCATGCCGAGGCCGGCGTCGTGCGCCGCCTGCTGCGCCCAATCGAATGCCGTCTTATTCCGTTCGGCCACCGATCCGCTAATAGTGTCAACGGCCGCTATCAGGCTGATCAAGAATTGCTGTTGAGCCGTCAAGCCCGCACCGCCCGCATCCACCACCGCCTGCAGCGCATCAATCGTGGCCTGCATGCCGTCGATGGTCGTTTGAATGGACGAGACGTCGGTTGTCGATGCCGTTTGTGTGGCCAGCGCTTTTTTCAGCTGCAGAATGAACTGTTGCGCCCATGCCGCCGTGGCCTTGCTCTCGGCCGACATAGCCGGCGTTGGCATCGGCAATGAGACTTGGGGACTTCCGTCAGCGCTCACCGGCCGCCCTCGCGTCCGTGTGGATGCCCACGGCTTCGGTCCACGATGCAGCAGCACCGATATTCACCCGCGCGCCGAGGAACCGCGCTTGGCACCGCACATGCGCCGCTCCGTATTGGGTGACGTCCGACGTCGGGCCGACTGCCTCGGTCTGGTCCAGGCGGTGCTGGCGCGAGAGTACGTTCACGGTCACCGTTGCCGGCGTGGCATCAACCACCGGCATGACCTTGGTAACCACTGCCTGCTTGCCCGGCACACCCTCGATCGTCGCCGTCTCAAGAATGGCCGGCCGGGTGGCGCCATTGAACAGCACCACGTTTTGCGAGGCATTCACCGCTGCCCACTGCTTGCGCGTCTCGCGCCAGAGCGGGCTGTCAACGGAAAGCGTGATGCTGTCCACAGCCGTTGTGCCGGCCACCGCCGTCACTGCTGCAGTGTCATCGACTGAAACGCCCTCTTTGGGCATCTGGAACAGCAGCTGAGCGCTGATGTCGTCGTGTGTCCACCGCTGGTCGGGGAACGAATAGACGAGCATTTCCGAAATGTCCGCGCCCGATCCGGTCGGGTAGGCCACGCTCAGGCACTTTTTTTCGGTGTCGATCGCGCAGCAAACCTTGTTGCGGTAGCTGTAATTCAGCCGGCTTGAAAAATACCGGTCCACCTTATTTGCGCCTATCGGCTCGGATTGCACGCCGTCATAGAGAAAGATCCCATCTTCGGCAGCATAGGCCACGAACCGGCCCATTTGCGCCATGGCCAGCGGGCCGAGCGGACCGCGGTTGAATTCGACGGGCGAGAGATGAAATGCCGTGGCACCGCCGACGTAATCGAGGTTTGAGATCATCCGCTCTTGCAGAATATACCCGTTATTCGTTCCGCCGAGGATCGCCATAGCGCGCCCGCCGCGCTGATCAATGAAGGCCTCAGCCGCCTGCGTGGCGAGGTTCGGCACCCAATCGGTCGGGTTGTTGAATGCGCTGTTTTTCAGAATATTGCCCTGGATCACAAGCATATGCGGGCCGATCCGGCCGCAGGTGTCGGCTTCCCCGATGCCGAGATCGGCAAAGATGCTGTCCGCGCCCATCTGGTAGATTTGGACCGGTGCGCCAGGGCAGGCGGCAATCACGTAGTCGTTGTATTGGTCAAACTTCCAGGCCGAATCCGGGTCGGCGTTGTAACCGGCCACCCGGGAGATGTCCGTCATCACGTGGTTGACGAGGTGGTAGAGCTTGTGCCGGTCCCCGAAAAAGTTTTGGATTTGGTTCGTGCCCTGCTTGGCGCCGAAGTACCCAAGCGCGCGATCGGCCGTCGTGGCATTCACGCCGTAGCTCGTGCCCTCAAGCAGCGGCTGGTAGCGGCGGCCGTAGGAGTAGACGCCCTTGGCATCGCCCGCGGAATCCCCGAGCACGCCTGTGTCAGGCTGCCACTCGGCAAATGGTATGGGCTTATTGCCGAGCGGCTTCATACAACCCGCCTCAACGTCGGTGCCAGGCGGTTTCCCGAATGGCGGCTGCCGATATCGAACTCTTGCAGGCCGGTGAGGGCCGTCTGGAAGTCACCGAAGGCGATCTGGGCCCGGTTGTCATCCTTGGCCCACCGGTAGGCGTACATGAGGCAGCCTTGCAGGTAGATGTCCGGTGCGTTCGTCAGCAACCAGTTGGTGTCGCTGTCATTTTGCAGCGGCGTCAGCGGCGCGTAATAGGTCACGCTGAGGTTGCCGGTTACGGCCGGCGTCATCGTCATGGTGGTGGCTTCGATCGTGTACAGCGTCGGCGCCGGTTGCGTGCGCGACTGATCGGCTCTCAGCCAAAACTCGTCGGGCTGAATGTACTGAGGCACGGACTTGGGCGACCCAAGCCATGCGACACGCTTAAACCCGAGAAACTGGCCGGTTGCCGGCGTCGGCACCGTGGCCACGCCTGCGGTGACGGGAAAGGCGTTGTCCACGACCTCCATGGACCGGATGCGCAGTGGGGGCGATGGCATGGGCGCACCGCCACCCTGATAGATGCGCTGCTCGGCGCGGGCTGTGAACAGCGGCAGAGCATTGACGAACGAGGTGTCGGTACGGCCGGCGCAGTCGTCCTGAATGGCCGCCTTGAGTGCCGCGTAGTTCGCCAATGCTGCCATCAGACGCGCCCGCCTTTGATGCGCAGGTATGAATTGTCGCTGTCGTTCATCCAGCGTTTCCAGCGGTCGTCGTCGTCGTGCCAGCCCTCTTTGATGGCCTGCGACATGACGCTTTTGGGGATCACGGCCAGCGGCTTGTATTCGGATTTGCCAACATGCTCGGCAATCTCGCGCTGCTGCTTGGCCTCAAGCAACGGCACGTCCTCGAACCATTCTTCCATGATTTCAACCTCGGCCGTGGCCGGGTTGTAGCGCATGGACACACGTTTTTCGTGCGTCTCGCGCATTACCGTCCATTCGGTCGGGTTGGCGAACTTGCGCGGCTGGTCGGTCATGCGCGGACTGCCTTGCCTTCACTAATCAGCAGTTTTGCATCGGCGGCCGGCACCATTGCCTTGTCGCCCCGGAGATACTGCCCAACCGATGAGTAGGCAGCATCGGCGGTGATCTCGATCACAACAGCCTCAGTCTCGTCGGCCTCGGCCGGCGCATCGGAAAAATCGAGGATTTCCCGAGCGTCCTCAGCAATCTGCTCGTCAATCTGCTTGTGTTTCTTGCTCAACGTCATCTCCAATGAAAAACGGGCCACCTCTCGGCAGCCCGTTGCAGTCTAGTCAGGCAGGAACTTACTGAATGTCAGCGATGATGCCGTGAGCGCGCTCGTTGAGCACCTGCAGAGTGTACTCCGACAAGATTTCACGGGTCGTCGCGTCACCAACCTTGGCCAGCGGGTAGCTCTTGAACTTCCGCAGATACACCGTCTTGATGTACTTCGGATCGAGCAGGAACACCGTGCGCTGGCGGATGTACGGATGCGGCACGGCATCGAGCACGCCGAAGTTGCTTTCGTACTTCGTGACGTTGTTGGTCACGACGGCTTTGCTGATGTCGATGTAGGAGCCGGTACGGCCGGTGAAGGTCGAGAACTTGACCTTGGCCGTGGCGCCCATGACAATCTTGGACGGGCGAGCACCGATGAGGAAGCACGCCTGCATAATGGTATCGATCATCGCCGCGGTGAAGTTGACGATGGTTCCGTCCGTGCGGGTGGTTCCCGGCGTTACGGTTGGGTCGGCTGGGTCCGCACCGCTGGCACCTTTGACGGTGTTGGTGCGAATCCAGGCCTCAAGGCTGCGCAGCGTGCGCGTGCCGCCGTTCGAGTAGGCTTGGTTGGTGCCGAACTGGATCGCCTCCATGTCCTTGCGCAACTCAATCGTGCGGTCGGCCATCTGCAGCGCCATTTCCGATTCACGACCATGCAACTCGGTTGCATCCATGGTGCCAGAAACGGTCGCGTTCTTCTTCGAGATTTGGCAGATGTTCGAGATACGCACGTTCTGCGTCGAGGCGGCGTTCGTGGTGGTGTCACCTTCGGGCGCGGCGTTCGACGTGTTGACGGTGCCGAGCAAGCGGGTCTGCCACTCATAAAGCGGCTGCTTCGCCTGGCCTTCACCGATCATGGACATGATGGGCGTTTCTTCGACGTCCACCCGGCCGATCTGCTCGTTGATGCCTTCGACAATACCAACCGCCGAGGCGGTCGTCTGTGCGTTGGTAATAGTTGCCATGTTATCCGTTCCGTTCTGCTCTCAATTGAGCTTCAAAAGCGGCGGCGAGGTTCTCGCGGCTGGCGTTTTGGCTCAGGTTTTGGATAGCGACAGAGGCATTTGACGGCCGGCCTATCGCCTTTGCGGGACCAGGCTTCGACACCTTCGGAGCTACTGTCGGAACGGTCTTGGCGGCGGCAGATGCAGCCTGTGCGGCGTCGTATCGGCGGGCCTTGTCCAGTAGCATCAACTCGACGGCGGTCGCCTTGTTGATCACTTCCGGGGGGATGCCCGTCTTGACGCCGTATTCAAAGCAGGACTTGCGCAGGGAAAGCGCTTGCGGTGTCAGGGCGCCGGTCGGCGTCCGTTCCCCGAGGGGCGATTTGGCCTCAGCAAGCACACGCTCCTGCTCGGTGAAGAACTCATGGTCCTGCCGAGCCTGAATGGCTTTTTGCTGCTCGCGTACCTTCTCACGTTCCTGAGCGGCGACCTTTTGGGCGTGCTCGGCGTGGACGTATTCAGCCAACTTTTGCTCAAACGCTGCCGGGTCCGACTCTCTGAGCGCCGGGTCTGGCGGTGAGAGTTTTGGCGCCTGCAACACGCTCGATAGGAGCTGGTCGTAATACTGCAAGGCGCCGTTGAGTGCCTGCCGCTCGGCCGTGACAGCCTTCGTGGTCTCGGCAATCGCCTGCGTCTTGCGAGTGTAGTCCGCCTGCATCGCTTTCGCGCGTTCGCTGACCCAAGCCTTTTGCTCGGGTGGTAGCTTATCGAAAGCGGCTCGGTCGGCTTCACTCATCCCACTTGGGCCAACATCCAGCGTCGCGGGGTCCGTTGCCGGATCGCTATCTGGTGCTGCTTCTGCGGTCGTCTCTGCTGCTGCTTCGACTTCTGTAGCCTGCTGCGCGGCATCGGCCGGCGCTGGCGTGTTCGGTGCGGCCTTGGCGGCGGGCTCGGGCTTTGTGCCGGCCTCGGCGTCTAACTGCTGTTGGAAGGCGGCGGCTAGATCCTCTTTGGTGTCGATCTTGGCCGGCGTAAATTCGGCATCGGTGACAGGCCCGGTCGGTTCCGCAGTCTGCACTGGTGCAGGGGTTGCAGTGTCTTGCAATGTCATGCTTTTTTGGCCTTCCGTCTGCGTTCGTCTATGTTGATCAGGTTGCGGATTTGCGCTTCGGCGCCGTGGCCGGCGTCAATCACCGCCGTCATCACGCGCACGATGTCATCCAGGGCCTTCACGCGGTGGTAAGCCTTCTCTCGGAACACCGTTTCGTGTGGCTCTGAGTTGGCAATCTCGCTGAGGTAATTGGCGCGCACTGCCGTAAACACGTCGAACAGGCCGCCCTCGCTGCGGGCAAGCTCCGCCATACGGAGACCACGGGTCACCGCTGCGTTGAGTTTGTCTGTCATAGACAGTAAATACCCTTGACGTATTTGCGTTTACCTTCCCGGTGAAACGCCGCCTTTGGCAGTGCGTCGTATGCTGCCCGGCCTTTTCTTTTGATGAACTCAGATCGGCTGCAGATGTCCATCCACGGGCGTCGTGCCGTTTTTGTTGGGTGCCACCCACGCAACATGTTGCCCGCTGGTGGGTTTTTACCGTTCAGTCGTAAGATGCGAGCGGCGACTTTTGGGGACCTATTTGATAGGAATGTCTCGTAAGGGCTG